CAACAAATTGTGCATCGTTCCTCCTTCGGAGCAACGATGCGAAGCCACAATTTGTTAACCCACTACCATATCTGGTAGTTCGAACCATTTACTACGGAGAGCGGCTTTTGGCCGCTCACTATAGTAACCTGACGCCCAATTAGAATCGGGCGTTGGGTCCTCCAAAAAGTACTGGAGGAGTGATTCTATCTCATCTCTAGCGTTCTTTCGTCCCTTCGCTGAAGGCACAAGAGCCTTGACTTGAAAAACGTGGAGGTCTTCGGACCACCTTGTCTTAAGGTCAAGTGATACACTCCCTTTGGAGAAAGTATACCGCGCTAGAGGAACCGTCTCATGCGATGTAGTCGGGATCCTTATCCCGACGCATGAGAATAGACCGCAGCTGGCATGCCAATAGCCAGCTTTGTGAAGGTTGTTACCAACCTCTACAAATCTTATGACGGTCTCCGGTTTACGCACATCGTAATCCAAATCTCGGATATAGGTAGGTGTAACGTCAACGCCTTTGTAGGCGTCGATACCACAGGACTCTCGAAAGAATCCACTACCATGAGATTTGTGTACATTGACAGCCATGCCCCAGGCTTGGAGCGAGGCTATCAAGGGCTCGTAAATTTCGGTGGGAACTATAATATCGTCCCCATAAACCGTTATATTACGAGACGCTTCCCGTACATTCTTAGGCGTCGGTTCGACGCCATTAAAATGGAGGCTAACCCCTACGCAAATCGCGTAGTAGGCCAAGCTCTGTACGGGGAACGTTACAGCCGATCCTTGATGGGAGAACTTTCTCATCCTATACACATCTTGATTGATGACATAGGTAGATGCCCTTGTGGCACTCAACATTCCCAAAAACTGTGGGTTTGAGGAGAAAAGCTCTTCTACAAGAAAACAGGATAGTCTGTCAGATGCGGAACTTAAATCGATCGTGGCTAAGGAGCCATCGATCGACCCGCGAACAGCGCGCTTTTGAGATCGCGACTGATCGGTAATATTAACCGACCCGTACGTAATCCGGCTCATGCGTTTCCGCATATAAGCCATTAGCGACTGCTGACAAAACATCCTCGCAACAGACTCTGCACCGATAATCCGTGGACCTTTCATGGTCTTCGGTACGGGCAGAATTTTCACTGGAATGTCAATGTCAGGGAATGCGCCAGTTGGCGCGTTTCCATAGTTGACCAGCGCAAAATCCTCTAAAGGAAAATGCGTTGCCAGTTTAGACGACCAGTCAGGGAAAGAGTATTTATCTCCCCAGGACATCCCACTCACGGCACCAGTGCCATGAGCAGGGACTAAGTCGTCAAGTTGCGGCACACCCATAGACGAACCTAAGAGTCTAAACACTGAGACCTGCTTTCGCAGATACTCTTTGTCTACACCTGGGAGTTTCCTCCCAACTCGTTGAACTGAAGCGTCGAACCTAGTATTAGGCGCAAACAAAACAGATCCAACAAGTGGTTCCTCATATGTTAACGAGGACGGGTCTTCCCAAATGGGAAACCAGCCGGAGAAATTTTCTCCAATCTCGTTATCGAGATCGATAAAGCCCGCGAGGGCCTCGTCGATTGTCGATTGGGGTGCATCTCGAACTATCTTCTTAAACATGAGGCAAAACTGCCTTAGAAAAAGTAGGTAGTTCGGATCGGAATCGCGAAGAATGCCATCCTCAGTATAGATTTCCTTAAACAGAAACCTAAATATCTTTGGATAGTTGGTCCCTTTACTGGAACCAAGCACTCTACGAACTAAGCTAAAGTCAATATGACCATCACTTAGTGATCGATCCACTAGTTGTGCGATTGACGGGAAGTCTAAATAGACACTCCGTAATCCACGACTTGCTAGTAGATTCGCGATCTGCTGAAGGTTCAATTCTTGTTCCTTCAGACTGAGCCCGACGTAACAGGAGACAGTTTGTAAAATCTCCTGGTACACGCGCAAGGTTAGTTGAGCTTCCTTTTTCATCATATGTCCTTTCTGACGTATTGATGGAAGGTTGAACAACAAAAACCAAGACACTAGACGCTGCTCCTATTAGGAGCAGCGTCACGAACGTGGGGATATTCTTCTCCCACATTAGCTAGCTCGATCGAAAATATCGGCACCATTGGTGCCCATAAAGTCGCGGAGAGCCGCATCAAGATACCCGACAGTCGTCGAGTCTTGCTTGCCAACTTCCGTGACCACGCGCTCAAAAGCGCGTTCTCGATCAGTTTCGACACCTTCAGCGTCGTACTTGTGGGCCCATAGGGTCACTAAGTGCGATTCGCCTGAGGCACCATTCTTTGGAATGGTATGCCCGATCTGTAAAGTAAGATCGAGTGTCGCGGATCGGTAAAAGAATTCGGACGTATAGTTCGATTCTTTTACGCGAGCTAGAGTGTAAGCCGTCGCATTGTAATTGACGGTTATGGTGTTGTTCAACATGGTTGAAACTCCTTCGTATGGCGCAGATGCGCCCCACTTAGGAGCACACTGTCTACGCAGTTGATGCCGGGATTATCCCGGTGCCTAGTTTATTCTAGGTCTTCTTTTCTGCTACCCAGTCACCGATGGTCTCTTACCGCCCGTTATTGCTAACGAGGCGAGGATTCCAATTTGGTGATTGGATATAGCAGGTGTGTAGAACGTAGGGAGAGCATAAGGTCTCGCCCGAACAAATCTCAACTTTCTATCGAAAGTCAAAACCCTCTCGCCCTCTTGCTGAATAGTATTATCCAGTGTCGAGTAAGCGATTGGCCCGGCTTTTGCAGCATAATGGATCATTAGATTTAGATCCCGCTGCTCATATCCGAGAAGTCCACGTGTTGAGCTGATCAGGTCACCGAAGTTGGTGAACCAATCGATTAACCACGTCCATGGAACAGCATTCCAGGCAGTATCAGAATTTAGATACAGCCCAGAGGCAAGGCGCCTGGCAAGCGCCCTACGGTCTCCGCCAGAAGTTGGCAGAGGATCCGTCAGTTCCAGTTTCATGGTATACCAGATGTCCCGAGTCCAAGAATAGGATTGATCGTCATCGGCCGTAACATAAACATTCTTCCCAGCAATAGCTGGGCGTTGTATTTTGTTAGGCTCGTTGATTAAATCACCTACGCCGGATTCAGTGCCGATCTTACGATTAACACTGTGGGATTTCTCTAACTTCTGCAGATAAGCAAGGTGCTTATCAGTTGCAGCTACGAAGTCAATTAAACTAAGTAGATCGTCGACCAAGGGTTTAAATCCAAAGTTGTATGACAAGTTAGTCTTACCGATCTTAGGTAGATCGATAAGCAGGTCTGGTTTTGCTCGCGAAAGAATTGTACGAGTCTCTTTGATTAACCGAGGTAACTCCCTAAGCTCGAATAGAGCCAAGGGTAAGTCCACGGTTGGTGAGTTGGGATTAGCGTTAGCCATCGCCTTTGCCATGTAGTTATTGACAAAGGAAGATGTAGCTATCGTGTCCCACCACATTATCCAAGGATCCGGAATCGGACTTGGACAATCTAACCAAGAGACGCTGACGCCCCAGTCGTTGGATATGTGACGAGAGTATGTCACACCAACGTTTTGAATATTAACTGGGGTATCATTATATGGAAGCCCGCTATAGTCATAACAATAACGCATTTCTGCGCGATCGTAGTGCTTAGCAAGTGGCGTCCATATCACTGGGTTGGTATTACCAGCCCAGAGATACTCGTGGATCCAGCCATCCGGACGGATGGTCGAATCATGAGTTCTAGTACGGTTCTCTCTCACGTTTAATAGTCCTACTATAGGGCCGAAATTGGACACAAGATGTGCAGGCTAGCCCAC